CTTTATTCCTGCGCGTGGTGAACGCAGGTGTATGAGATGACCTAGTTAACCTACGAGCGTCGGTTGGTTTAGCACCCAACGTGTTTATCACCATCTCATCGGTAGCAATGCTTTTAGGGGGCACATGAGTGTGTCATTGCATTCCGCGTTGGAGGAGCGGGTGCTATTGGGTTGTGCAACCCAATATATCAAATAAATGCTCATAGTGGGTGTCTATTCCTCACCCATCCTTGGTCGGACAAAGAGCTAACCCCTTTCTTCTCTTTCACTATGGCCACAACACATTCAATCCCGTTCAATGCTCTCCCGCACCAGACCAAGCCGTCCGCTTGGTCGCGATTCAAGAGTCTTATTGGTCGGTCCATGGAAAGGTTTATCACGTCTTGTGTTCCTTGTGGCATAGATGATGGTTTCCTGGAGGACTACCACGTGAATGTGCAAGCGCGATCGGATATCCGCGCTTCCGTCCTTGCCCAATGTGGTACTGTCGACGAAACATCCAGCGACATTGACGCCGTAATTAGCGCCATTGTTGCTGAAGATGAGTATGTTCTGGGGTCATGGAAACATATTCATGCTGCAAATGAGGGCGTGCGTAGAACTAGTGTTGAATGGGACACTTACTTCGAGCGTATCGGCGTTGACCCCGTGACGAAGATTCGCACTGGGAAACCGTCGAAAATCGTGCCTCGTTTCGCGGCAGCAGTTGCACTGCACATACGGTCTAAACTTGGACGCCTTGAAAATAACCGCGCGAACCGCCTACTCGTAGAACGGAAGTACTTCGAGATTTGTCGTAAGCGTGGGGTGAGGGATTCGGACTCCAACAGCCATTTTCAGTATGTGTTTAATGCAGTGTTCAACGAAGATGTCCTTGAAATGGTGGGTACCACCCACCGTAGAGCGCCTTGGTGGCTGAAGATGGTGGATGATTACCATCCAACTTCAGTTGCCATGCAGGCTTGCTGAGGGCGTCCAATTACTGTGAACGGTTCTGACACTGTGCTTGATCCACGGCTTCGGCTGCAGAGACAGCTACAGTGTAGAGGACGGTTATGCGTTCACAGGAATGGACAAACTGCAAAAACCCGCCAATTTGTTGCATTAAGCGGGTTTGGCCCAGATCATAACCTGGGTGTTTATAATAACAACGTGGACACTATCGAACGATCATACACAGAACGTTACTTCTTGTGCCGAAGCGGGGACCGATTCCGACCGGCGTTCGATGTGAAACCTTCCGCTTTCAAGACCCCTGAACTCACAGAATTTCGTGACTTAGTGCTAGGGTATATGCCTAATTTGCCCATGATGACCAAACAACAGGTTGTTGATTCGTATCGTGGCTCAAAGCAAAAGCTATACCAAATTGCACTTGAGTCGCTTCAGATGGAGAGTTTGAAGGAGGCCGACGCACGGTTAGCGTCGTTTACAAAGTTTGAGAAGGTTGATGTGAGCAAGGCACCTCGAGCAATTAATCCGCGTAACCCGCGGTATAATTTGGAACTCGGTCGGTACTTGAAACACGCAGAACATCATTTCTTCCGTGCAATAAATAAAGCGTTCGGGTCACGTACCCGGGCGACTGTTATCAAAGGGTACAACGCTGATGCCTCGGCTCAGATTTTGCACTCGAAGATGGATGTTTTTGACAGGCCCGTGGCCATTGGGATTGATGCCGAGAAATTTGACATGCACGTCTCTGTGCGTGCATTGTTGTATGAGCACTCTTTTTATAAGTTGCTATTTCCCAGGAGTAGCAAACTTCGGCGCCTACTCAAATGGCAGTTGCGTAACAAAGGCTGCGCGTACACCAAGGATGGATTTGTTGAGTTCATGATGGAAGGCACTCGTTCTTCCGGGGACTTGAACACATCCCTTGGTAATTGCATACTTATGTGCGCAATGATTTGGGCTTATGCGCGATCACTTGGCATAGACATTGAGCTTGCCAACAATGGTGATGATTGCGTCGTGTTCATGGAAGCACGCGATGCCGAAAGGTTCAGATTGAATCTGTCGCGGTGGTTCCAAGTACGAGGATTCGGTATGACGGTAGAAGCAACCGTTACCGAATTCGAACAGATCGAATTCTGTCAGACACATCCCGTTGAACTTAGTTCCGGGTGGCGTATGGTCCGTAACATGAAGGCTGTCATGGAAAAGGATCCTATGTGTCTGTTGCCAATCCCGAATTCCAATGTGCTTCGTAAATGGCTTGATGCTGTTGGCACCTGCGGTGGCGTTTTGTCATCTGGAGTTCCAGTCCACAGCAATTTCTATGCCGTTATGACACGGAACGGGATTAACAGTGGCAAATTAATTGAGGAGGTGTTCAAGGGCAGATCCCAGCTGCAATTAGCTGCTGGCTGTGCTCAAGCTGAAGTCACCGACGAATCGCGTGTATCTTATTACTATGCGTTCGGGGTGTTGCCAGACGAGCAGATCGCCCTTGAGCGATATTATGACAAACTGCTGTTGAGCGTAGAGCTTAGCGTCGCCGTTGATCGCGATGCCCTCACGCTGAATCCTGGGACTAATATACTATCAATAGTCCAACAGTAGTATATCATGGCTAAACAACCAGTTATGGTCTCCGTACGACCACGGCGTAGGTTGCGTAAACAGAGAGTTCCTGTTAGTAGTGCGAAAACGAAAACTAGTACCACAGCAGTTGGGAAAGCTATTCGTGCATTGGGGACCATGGGCGGAGGGGCCCTAGGTGCCTATCTGGGCAATCCTGCCCTTGGAGGAGCAGCTGGGAATCAGCTGGGAGGTCTGGCTAGCCGTTGGTTAGGTTTTGGTGATTATGCCATCTCTACCAATTCAATAGTCAGTAAAGCCTCCAATGGCATTCCTTCCATGCATTCCAACGATCAAAATGTCATTGTTCGTCACAAGGAGTACATTGGGAGTCTCGTCAGCAGCGTAGACTTCAAGGTACAGTATGAGTTGCCGTTGAATCCAGGGATGAGTTCTACTTTCCCCTGGTTGGCTTCCATTGCATCACGATTCCAAGAGTATCAACTCCTTGGGGCCGTGTTCCACTACATCCCCTCTTCAGGTACTGCAGTCACAGGCACCAACCCTGCGTTGGGTAATGTGATGATGCAGACCAGCTATAGGGCTTCCGACACGGCACCCACCGATAAGATTGAAATGATGAATGAGTATTGTGCGAGTGAAGCAGTGCCAAGCACTTCATTCATCCATCCTATCGAGTGCGACCCTCGAGAGAATCCATTCAGCGTTCATTATGTTCGGAATACATCCCCCCCAGCGGGGGAGCCGCTCATGAGTTATGACCTTGGTAAGACTTTCATCGCAACCAAGGGACAACTCGCTGATGGTAGTATCTTGGGCGACATTTGGGTGACTTATGAGGTTGAGCTCAAGAAGCCCCTAATTCGTTCGGCCGTAGTGACACAAGGCACAGTTCTAGCTTCTGTTGGTTCTGGCACCACAGTGTCCACTATGTACAACGGTACCGTTAGTATTGTGCCCGGAGCTGCATTTATTCCTGCGTTCAGTGCATCACAAATACAGATCCCTGCCAAGAGTGGCAAAACATTCACCGTTACAACTTCGTTCAACGTGTCGAATGTATCTGCCATGGCATACAACGCGGAACCGGTTCTTACGAATGCTACACCAGCACCAAACCATTCGAATGGTGCTGTGGCTGGTACTGGCATCCTGTATGGTCGGGTGCTGAGCGGTTCAGCAACCACTTACTTCCGACACTCCTTCACTGTGAGTGACCCGACCATTCCTGCAGTTGTCGACTACTCTGGCTGCTTTACGGCCACAGGCACACTTGGTTCTGCCTGTTATGTCGCCATCAATGTCACAGCGTAGTTCATTTAAGGACCACCTTTATCACAACCACCGAGCTATAGACCATTTCTCGTACTGTATCATGTGTAAGCGTGTCAACACATGTGTGGACAGCAGTGCGACGGAGACACGGTAGGACGGTTTGGTTGATGGATGTGCATCCACTTGAACTCATAGATCTGGAGGTCCAGCTCCACATGCCAGTGCGTATGCACACCTAGAAGCTGGAAACTAGTCACAAAATCTTAAGTGTGGGCGTGACCGGCATTCACTCATAACGAGAAAACTAGCGGCTTAATTGTCCGCG